CTGCTGCGCCTCATCCGCCTCGCCGTGCGCGCGGGTCGGGCGGCGGGCCTCGGCGAGCTGACCCCCGAGATGCTGGCGGAGACCCTGGAGCAGCTCGACCCCGAGGACTTCAGGGAGCACGGCGACTGGCTCAATCTCATGATGGCCTGCCACCACGCCACCGACGGCGAGGGGCGCCAGGAGTTCATCGACTGGAGCACGCAGGACCCCGACTACCAGGACGACGCCTGGATCATCGGCAGGCGCTGGGACTCGCTGCACTCGACCGCGTCGCGCGGAGGGCGCCCGATCACCGTCAAGTACCTGCACAAGGTCGTGCAGGCTGCCGGCGGCGAGGTGGCGCGCGCGGAGCCCGAGGACGACTTCGACGCGTGGGAGGACCCCGCCGAGCTCGGCCAGGGCGTGGACGACTCGACGCTGCGGCAGCCGCCGAAGGCGCAGGGCGTCGATGCGGTCATCGAGGAGATGAACGCGCGGCACTACGTCGTGATGGAGGGCGGCAAGTTCCGCATCGTCACCGAGGAGGCCGACCCCGTGCTCGACGGGCGCACTATCTACCAGCGCTCGACGAAGGAGGACTTCGAGAACCTCTACTGCAACCAGCTCGTCGAGAAGGGCGACAAGCTCGTCAGCAGGTCCAGCCTGTGGCTCAGGCACCCGCACCGCCGGCAGTACAAGGGCGTGGTGTTCGACCCCGAGCGGGACCACGAGGGCTGGCTCAACCTGTGGAAGGGCTGGTCCGTGGAGCCGCGCAAGGGCGACTGGTCCCTGCTGCGCGAGCTCATCCAAGACGTGCTGACGGACGGCGACGCCGAGAGCTTCGAGTACGTCCTCAACTGGATCGCGCACATGGTCCAGCGCCCCGGCCGCCCCGCCGAGGTGGCGCTCGCCTTCCGCGGCGACAAGGGCACGGGCAAGGGGACACTCGGCCGCGCCCTGGCCGAGCTCGCCGGGGCGAGCGGCCTGCACATCGCCAACCCGTCGCAGCTCGTGGGGCGCTTCAACTCCCACCTTCAGAACTGCATCCTCCTGTTCGCGGACGAGGCGTTCTGGGCCGGCGACAAGGCGGGCGAGTCGGTGCTTAAGGCGCTCGTGACCGAGCCGACGATCACCTACGAGGGCAAGGGCCGCGACGCGGTGTCGGGCAAGAACCTGATCCACATCGTCATGGCCTCCAACTCGGACTGGGTGGTCCCGGCGGGCCTCGGGGACGAGCGGCGCTTCGCGGTGTTCGAGGTCAACGGCAGCCGCCGCGGCGACAAGGCGTTCTTCGACGCGCTCAACGCGCAGCTCTACGGGGACGACCGCGCCGGCCTCGCCGCCTTCCTGCACGAGATGCTGACCCGGAACATCGAGGGGTGGGCGCCGCGCGACAGCGTGCCGCAGACGCGGGCGCTTGAGGAGCAGAAGCTGCGCGGGCTGGACATCCAGCAGGAGTGGTGGCTCTCGCTCCTCCAGTCGGGTGACCGGCCCTACGACGGCACCGACCACAAGGGCGATTGGGCCGAGCGGGAGGTCAGGGTGCTCTGCGAGTCGGTGCACTCCTCGTACCGCGACTACGCGAGGGCCAAGGGCCGCCAGTGGCTCGCGCCCGACCAGCTCGGCCGCGTGCTCAAGACCTACGGCGTGAGGCGCTGCCAGCTTGGGAGCGGCGAGCTCCGCGGGAAGATGGCCTACGTCCTGCCCGCCCTCGGCCAGGCGCTCGCGACCTTCTCCGAGCTCACGGGCATCCCCATGAAGCGCCTGCAGGGTGACTGAGTAAGCGCCAGAGGCGTTTACGTAAGCTCCGAACGTAAACGCCTCGGCGCGACAAAAAAGGCATACGGATCAACGCCTTGCGTCGTTCGTAAGCGCAGTAAGCGCGAAAACGCGCTCCGGATTCTTTCAGGAAAAAAGCGCGCCGTGCCGAGCCCCGACCGACCGCCACGACATCAGACCGAGAGAGAATTTCCTGGATTGACTCAGAGAGCATTTACAGCACTTACAGTATTTACGATCTAAATAAAGTATTGATTTATAAAGAAAAAACCGTAAATGCTTCCGTAAGCACTGCAAGCAGTAGGAGCCCTCCGGGACCGAATCCCCGTGAGGCCTTGTCAGCGAGACCAGAGCCTGGCCGACCGTGGCGGGCGTGGCGACCGATGCGGGGAACTCGGCCGGTTCGGCGCCTGACCTGCTGCGCCGAGACCTTCGCGCGCGAGGCCAACGATCCGGGCCGCCTCTCCCCCTGATCGTCGATTCGAGGGCCAAGGCCCTCCAAGCCGTTGATGCGCTTGAAAGAACGATGGCGTGCCTGCGCGCATAAGCACGACACGATAACTCCGTAAGCCATTTTTCGGAGAACAGACGTGAGCCGCCCATCCATCCCCAACACCTTCACACCGGAGAGGAAGGCGATCTTCCTCGCGGTGCTGGAGGACACGGCGAGCCCCAAGGCGGCGGCTGCCGCTGCGGGGATCGTTCGCTCGACGGCCTTCTATCACAAGGCCAACGACCTTGAGTTCCGCACGCAGTGGGAGGCCGCCGTCGAGGTGGCGCTCGACAGCCTACTCGAAGAGGCCTACCGGCGTGCTGCCGTGGGCGTCGATGAGCCTGTCATCCACCAGGGCCGCGTCTCGACCGTGGCCGACCCCGCGACCGGCGAGGAGCGCCCGCTGACGGTTCGCAAGTACAGCGACAGGCTGATGGAGGTCCTGCTCAAGTGGCGCTACGGCGACCAGATGGCGGACCGCCTGCGGGTCAAGGTGGACTCCACGGGCCTCGACGCCGAGGCGCTGCTGCGCATGTCGGCCGACGAGCGCAAGGCGCTGACGGGGCTTCTCTCCAAGTACCACGCGAACAAGGAGCAAGACGATGAGTGAGAAGCTGACAGTCGCCGAGGCCCTGGAGCGCGCCGAGCAGATCGACCGCAACCTCGACGCCTTCGACGAGACGGCGCCGCAGACAGTCGCGGCGATGGGCGGGCGCGATGCCCTTGCCCGCAGTTGCGAGATGACCTGCATCGGCCCGATCCCGCGCATCGGCGCCGACGCGTGGCAGGCCATGTCTGACGAGTACGAGGGCAGGCGCGAGCATGGCGCAGTCAACCGCGGGCAGTAACGGGCACGCCGTCGGCGTCGAGGTCAATGGGGTGCGATACCCCAGCGCCCGGCAGGCGGCGGAGGCGCTCGGCCTGCCCACCTCGACGGTGCAGCGGCGGACCCACAACCCGAACTTCCCGAACTACCGCTGGCTCGGCGCGACGCCGGGCAAGCGTGCGGTCCACGACCCCGAGAACTGCCTGCTGGCGAAGGCGCTCATCGAGCCGACGCCCTGGCCACTCGACGGAGGCGCGCGACGTGCCAACGTCCTAGACCCCAACTTCGACCCGCCGCGCGTCATCCGGCGCGTGGGCTGGGTCAGGTGCATGCGGTGCCAGCGCTTCCACTTCAGCGGCGACGTGGTGGCGGTGAGGCTCTGCTCGGTCTGCGGCGGCTTGGGCGGCTGGCCCGTGGGCGCGGACCCCGACGCGGACGCCTGACTCTCCATCGGCGGGCGAGACGCCCCCAAGCCCCTGACACGCAAGCCACCGCGACGGAGGCAGCGAACGGGGGAACACGGTCGGAGAACGATGGCGTTCTCGGCCAGCGCACCACGACACATTGAAAGCATCCGGTCAGCGCATTGGCGCGCATGACCACCCCGCGGCTGGGGACGCGCTCGAAGGCGACCGGAGGACCCTCAACCTCATAGGAGCCAACGAGCCATGAACCTGAACCAAGTCTCCCCGCTGCTCAGCCCGCAACAGATCGGCGAGCTCGCGTCCAACCTGGACGCCATCCACACCCGCGCCCTCAAGGCCATCGAGCGCCTGAATCAGGACGTGGCCTCGCGCAAGGCAGACATCGCCAACCGCTGGAAGTCCGCCGGTATCGACGCCGCCGACAAGGCCCGCTTCGCGCAGAGCGAGACCGTGGCCGCCGTCCGCCAGATCAAGGACAACTCCGCCAAGGAGCTCGACAAGCTGCTGAAGGACGCGGGCGCACCGCACGCCCAGCTCGTCTCGCAGCGCGAGTTCTACTCCAGCCCCGCCAAGGTGCTGGCCCGCGCCGCCCTCGGCGACCCCAAGCGCACCGAGTACCTGCACCAGCTCGCCTACGCCGGCCCCGCCGAGCTCGGGCACATGGCCCAGGTCGCCGTCGCCACGCAGAACATCCCCCTAGCTTCCGCGCTGCTGAGCCTGCTGGACCGCATGCCGTCGAAGGACCGCCCGGTCGGACCCGCCGAGCTCGCCGCCGCGATGAAGCTGGAGGACTACCTGAAGGTGCAGGAGTACATCAAGCTGGGCGATGCGCGCCTCCAAGGCATCCTCATCGCTATCCGCTCGTGGAACCAGGGCAAGTCGAACCCGCTGAACACCGTGCAGCTCGCCCTGCGCGAGCAGGCCATCGACCGCGACCTGATCGGTGGCGGCAATGAATAAGCAGCCCATCTACGAGGCTCGCCACCCCGTGGCGGTCGCCCTCGGCGGCTTGGCGCGTGCGCTGCGCTCGGGCGCCGACCTCCTCGACGCGCTGGCCGAGCAGGCCGCCAGCGCTGGCGTGAAGCCGTTCTCCGACGAGTTCGACGAGGCCGCCGCTCTCGCCGGCATGCCCTACAGCCGGGCGTGGGACGCCTACCTCGACCGCGCCACCTGGGCGGAGGCCGAGCGCCGGCCCCTTGCCCACATGCCCTGAGTTTGGTGCCAGCGGCCGGGGTCGGAACAGAGGCCGAGGTTGCCCCGGCCGTGCTTCGGAGGGGATGCCCACAAGGCATCCCCTTCTTTTTCATGCGCTTAGGAATCACGGCCCGCTGATGGACAGTCAGCGGGCCAATTTTCTTCAGGGGGCCCCGCTCCCCGAATCCCCACGAACACGACCTAATGACCTCACACCCAACCACTGGAGCGTGAGATGAACCTTCAAGAGATGAGCACCAAGGACCTGCTGGCCCTGCACAACCAGATCGCCGACAAGGCCGCTGGGCCGAAGACCTTCGCGACCCGAGGCAAGCTGCTTGACCGAATCGGCTCGATCGCAGCAGCCAAGAACATCGACGTCGCGTCGTTCGGGCGCAGCACAGAGCCCGAGGTGACCGAGCCGTATGCACAGCCGCAGACCGATGCTGTCGAGACCACAGACGCGCCGACAGAGACTGAGAAGAAGCCCAGCGGCAAGGGCATCGGGCGGCTTGCCCGCGAGTTGCTGATGGACCCCGCGGGCTACCCGCACGCCGTCATCGCGGAGATGGTCAACGCGCAGATCGAGGGCGCGCAGGCCAGCGCCAAGTCGGTCAGGTGGTACGCCCACGACATGCGCAAGAAGGGTACAGCGGTGCCGGAGCGTCAGCGGCCAGCGGCAGAGGAAGAACCATGCTGATGGCGCGGGCCAAGATCAGACCCCGACGCGTGAGGGTGCGACGCTCGGCGGGCGGGGACGTGTTCGTCATTCGCGTGGCCGACTTCCCCGAGGGCGACAGAACGGGCGACGCCGCGCTGGCATGGCGCGAGGCGTGGTTCCACACATGGGTGTGCCTGCCCGACCTGCTGGACGAGGCAGGGCCGTTCGACCTGACCGTCGAGGAGTGCGCCGTGCCCGTGCCGCCCGAGGTGGGTTGGGACGATGAGGCATGCTCGACCCTCATGCAGCCGACGCTGCTGAAGCGAGACCTGACGCTGGGGCAGCTTGGCAGCGCCGTCCTGCGCTATCTGAAGAAGAGCCGTGGCCCGCTGGCCGTGGACATTCCACTATGACGGCGTGCCCCCGCCGTGCGTGGAAAAGGGCCACCTTGACGGTGGCCCTTTGGTTTCATGCCTTTGGGCGCGATGGCCCGCTGACATTGGATCAGGCGGCCCGCATAAGGGGCAAACGGCGGCTCGGGCGAATGGGCGAACGCGGCACGATGGAAGGCATCAATTGAGAGGATATAGACGAGATGACGACGATAATGGAGAGCGCCACCCGGCACATGGCCGCGGGCGTGGAGGACCTCGACGAGCTCGCCCGGCTCGTCGAGGGCGATGTCGGCAAGCTGCCCGGCCGGAAGGTGCTGACTCAGTACCGCTCGTACTTCAGACGGTACGGCGAGGCGTGGGTTAAGGTCCCTCGTGCGGTGACCCGGCAGTGGAAGGCCGACAACCCCGAAAAGATGGATGACGCCAACCGTCGCTGGAAGGCGGGCAACCGGGCGAGGTACCTCCTCAACCAATGCCGGGGCTCTGCCAAGAAGCGCAGGCAGGAATGCACCATCACTGCCGACGACATCGAGAAGATGCTAGCCCCGATGGTATGCGCAGCCACTGGCCTGCCGCTGACGTGGGAGCATGGCGGTGGCTCTGCCCGCAATCCGTGGGCGCCGAGCATCGACCGCATCGACTGCTCAAAGGGCTACGTGCCCGGCAACGTGCGGGCGGTCTGCTGGGCTTTCAATCAGATGCGCGGCGACTTCCCCGACGAGGTCATCGTGACGCTAGCCAAGGCGCTGATCAACACCATCGGCGCGTGAGGCCGGAAAGCAAAAGGGCAGCCGCTTGGCTGCCCTTCTTTATTGTGGTGCCCTCGCCGTGAATCGAACACGGGACTGATCATTACGAGTGATCTGTTATACCACTTAACTATGAGGGCAGATTCAGGCTAGGAGCCTAGAACTTGTTCAAACCGTGTCTGTACTTCCTGACCTTCGCGCCGCTGGCGGCCCTAAGGTCTTGCCGCGCTTAGCTCTGTCGTCCGTTACCGAGACTCCACGTCCCGATTACGAATGCGCTGCTCTACCAACTGAGCTACACCGGCAACAAGCGTAGAATTATAGCTTTTCTGCCGCCTGTCAGGCAACGCTCACGTCTCATGAATCTACTTCGCGCCCTC